CTCAAAGACAATATTAAAAAAGCAAACCTAAATAACATATTTGTTGTTCAGGGTCTTGTTTCTTCAATAAATGGAGAATCAAAAGAAATCGGATTAGAAGACAAATCTGGCCACAATAGTGTTTACAGTCTTAGCGATAAGACAGAAACAATTGGAACTGTTACCCTTAAAAGCCTACTTAATCTTGTTGATGGTAAAAATATATTCCTAAAGATTGATTGTGAAGGTAGTGAGTACGATGTTTTATTGAATGCCGATCCTAGAGACATGGCTCGCATTCAAACAATAGCCATTGAAATCCATGAAGAATTGCACCCACATTTCAAAGGTGCATGGCATATTCATAAAGCACTTCATTCATTTGGATACAAACCTATCCAACAAAAGCAAATGAAAGCGTGGAACGTAGACCCATTTGGAAAAGCAATTAACATTTGTGATTTACCAGTAATTGAAGAGATTTGGACTAGAAATGAATAGTGTACTTTGCTCCATCGGAACTAGAGGCCGATACGATACAACCCTTCCTCTAGCATTAGCAGCAATCATTAATCAAACCAAAAAGCCCGACAAGGTGGTTATTTTTGATGACAATGATGAGCCTAGAGACGTTCGAGAAGAACTGATCTATAAGAATCTGTTCCAAATGATGGACTTAAAGGACATTCAATGGGAATGGGTTTTTGCTCAGAAATCAGGACCCCATTGGAATCACCAAACTGCCAACATAATGGGTTACAAGTGGGTGTGGAGGATGGACGATGACTGCATCCCAGAACCCAATGTACTTAGAACGCTCTTAAGTTACGCTATCCGAAAGGATGCTGGGGCTGTGGGTGGATCAATTCTTACTCCTCCTTTACAACCTAAAATCTATCCTTGTACTGGCAAGATAACTGATATATCCAAAGAGCCTAATATCCAATGGAATTACATTCCAAAAGAAAAAGAGGTTCAACACTTACATTGTTCTTTTGTTTATCGAGCTGGAATCCACGACTACAACATAGGTTTATCAAGGGTAGCGCACCGTGAGGAGACTTTATTTAGTTATGGTTTACATCAGAAAGGGTTAAAGCTTTATGTCGTTCCTGATGCGATTACATGGCATTTAAAAAACCCCAAGGGCGGTATTAGAAGTGAGACTGATAACTCTTTATATGACCATGATGAGCAGATATTCCAAAACTTCATGCAATACAAGGATCATACGATTGTTGTTCTGAATGGTGGTTTAGGGGATCACATTGTATTTTCTAAGATACTTCCTGAAATTAAGAATCCATTGGTATTTAGTTGCTATCCTGATATTGTGCCTGGTCATGCTATTGCACATGCTGAAAGGGGGTTTGGAAGTATTGACCAATGGAACATTTATTTAAAGATGTCTCAATGGGATTGGAAAGGTAGTTTAGAAGATGCTTTTAGAAAGATGTACTTATGATTATTCTCAGCCCATACAGCAAGGCTTTACGCAACGATAAACCCAATCCTAAAAATTATCCTTATTGGGAAGAGGTTTTAAAAGGTATAACAGAACCTGTTGTTCAAATTGGAATTACTGGTGAAAAGCAAATATGCGATGATTTTAGAGAAAACCTGAGTTTTGATGAACTTAGGGAACTGTTAAAAGAATGCCGAACATGGTTATCTTGCGACAGCTTCTTTCAGCATCTTGCGTGGCGAGAAGGTAAGAAAGGAATAGCAATATTCTCGAGATCAGACCCTAAAATCTTTGGCCACAAAGAAAACATCAACCTCTTAAAAAGCAGAGATTATTTAAGCCCTTTCCAATTTATCATTTGGGAAGAGCAAGAATACAATATAGATGCCTTTATCGAGCCAAATGAAGTGATAAAAGCATTGGAATTATTTAAGAACTAAATTAAAATCCATCCTTATATAACTTAGAGTTAACACCATGTCTGAGTACATCCCCTTAAGAACTCCGTTCTCAAATGTGTCGTTCACGCCAGACGTTCCTAGCAACGCTTTGGCGCCTAATGAGTACAATTCAGGCTTGAACGTGGAAACGGATGTTAGAGGTGTCAGAAAGGTTCTTGGAGAGCAATACATACTTTCTACCATTCCTGGCAATGTTGTTTTCATCGATGCTGGCTACCGAACTCAAACTCAATGGGTCAATATCGTAGCGACTCGAGAAGGCAAATGGTACATGCTGACCTCTTCTGGTATCTCCAATATCACGCCTGGAGTCGGTGCTAATCCTTCAGTTGCTCTATCAGGTTATACAGACGATATAGTCATTACTTCTTCTTGGGTGGGTCAGGTTTTCATTATTAATGACGGCTTAAGACCACCTATGTACTTTGGGAACTATTTGGCCTCTGGCTCTCCACAGACTGAAATAGCAATTTATGATTCAGCGCCTGATAGCTATGTTTGGAACTATGAATCAGTTGTAGGAGTAACCTCGGTTACTGCTGGGTTTGTCAGAAACTACTGTTCTCCCAATGTGGGAAATATTCTGATTGCAGGTAATTTAACCAAATCCTATTCAACTGGGTTTACTATTAATTACCCTACAACCATACGTTGGTCACAGGCTTTTGCCAATACAACTGTACCCAAAACATGGAATCCAACTTTAAATAACATTGCTAATGAGCAAGAAATACCTGTTCGGGGTCCCATCATTGACGGGTTTTTTCTAGGCGGTAGCTTTTATATTTGCTCTTATTGGGACACCGTTGTTCTTTCTCCTATTAACTACCAGAACTCCACAGCGCCTATATTTGGGGTTCGCCTATTTAACCAAGGGCGTGGGTTGATTAATGAAAACTGTTGGACCAATACCGATTCAATGGTTTACGGGATTGATGCTAGGGATATTTGGCAGTTTGATGGGTCTAATTTCACGGGTATTGGTAATCAGGTTATCAAGAATTACTTCTTTAGCAATTTAAATCAAACCTATGTGAATCGTTTGTACATGGTAAATAATACCCAAAAGTATCAGATTGAAATCTACTATCCTGATTTAAATTCAACTGGATGGTGCAATAAGATGATTTCTTATCGCTACGATCTACAGGTTTGGAATGCCCCTAAAGACGTTCAGAACGCTGCACATGGCGTTGAAGCCCCAGTCTTTAACACTACCTTTGCTTTGGCCTCCAGAACCGTTATATACGCCCAAGGAAGCACTTCGGGTAGCCAGATCATACAAACCGCAGTTACCAATGCTTTCTGTGGTAATACTATTAATTGCTATTTTGAGAGAACCAATATTGCCTTATCAACACCTGATGGCCCTATTCCTTATTCATCTAAGGTTTATATTCATCGTTTACTTCCAGAAATGTCAGGTACAGGAACGGTCAACATTACTGTTGGCGGTGCTAACTCAACTGCACAGACCCCTGTATACGGTCAAACAGGCGTTGTTTCGATTTCTACCGACACGCCTTGGGTAACTACTCAACAAAACAATGTGAGGACTGTAGCCCTTAAATTTGGCTCAAATGATGCTACAAATACTTGGCAAATATCAGCGATGAATTGGCAGGGTATGATTACTGAGGATGCGTTCTAATGCCATTTTCAATAAGTTCTAATCCAACCGTTCAGGAACTGTCTGACGCTGTAAATTACTTATTGAGTAACTTTGGCTCCAATGTATCTATTGATGCTACAACTGGAATTGTTGCGGGTCCAACGGGTAATATTGGATACTTGTACAAGTACTTGTATATCAAATATGCTCAGAGTTACGATGGTTCAGTAGGATTTTCTGATTCACCCACGGGTGCAACGTACTATGGAAGCAGAAATAATAACAGTTCTGTTGAATCCACCAACCCAACGGACTACGTTTGGACGGCTGTTACAGGAGGTTTTGGGAGCACTAAGTCAATTTGGTATGCTACATCGGGTGGACGGCAAATTAGCCTTATAGCGTCTGCTACGTCCCCTGGTCTATCGTTTGTGATTGATTCAGGCGCTGCCATTGATTTGGACGTTATAACGGGTACAAATGCTTTGATGGCGGCTTTACCTGCTATCTACAAATGGACAACTGGATCGGCTCCTAGTAGGCCATCTACTACTTCTACTTATACATGGGCTTTGAATTCATTCAGCCCGCCTTCTGGATGGAGTAGCTCAATTCCATCGGACACAACGCCAGGGGACACATTATGGGCTATTTATATTCCTTTGTCTGTACTTGCCAACACAGTAACTTCCACGCTTGATTGGACCAATACAGGTTATCCAATTGTTCAGGTTTCACAAAATGGAATATCGGGAACAAGTGGAGCAAGTGGCAAAAGTGGTTTTAGCGGAAATAGTGGACTAAGTGGTTTTAGTGGATTAAGTGGGTTTAGCGGTTTTAGTGGTTCTGGCGGTAATGGATTAAGTGCTCTTACTGCTTACAAAAGCCAATTGCAATCGGTTGCTGCTCCCTCAACACCTTCTAATACTACAGGTGCAACAGCTCCTACTGGATGGTCTTTGACTGCTCCATCGGTATCAGTTGGCTCTGTTCTTTATTATACTTTTGGACAATACAATAGCAGTTCGGGTACTATTAATGGTGTACCTGCTGGGCAAACACAATGGGGCACACCGACTGCTGCATCAATCTTTCAAGACATTGAGTCAGACAATTGGAATGGAAGTACACCTCCGACTTATGGAACTTCTGGGACCTATGGAACTTCTGGATACTATATACAAAGAAGTACTGGTAATGTTTACTTTAACAATGGAATTTTTAGGGGTGATTTGACTGGTGCTTCTGGCAGTTTTACAGGGAATATTTCTGGTGGCGCAAANATTAATATTACGGGAAATGCTGTATTTAATGGTGCTTATAGCTCTTCTGGATCAACCTATGCTGTAGTAGCAAACGCAAGTTACAACGCAAATGGCGGTGTTATTGGTTATGCAAATGGGGTTTTACAAGCTGGGGTTTTAGGCCAAGCAAGTTCACAGGCATATGGTGGGGTGTTTCAAACATCTGGAAGTAGTGCCGCCTTACAAGCATATTCAAGTGGAACAGGAGCTGGATTCAATATTAGTGGTGGAGTAATGGCCATCAGTAATAACACCTTGGTCAGCAATTTATACTCTCAATATACCTATTATTTAAAACGCCAAGGTACAGGGTCTGGGGATATTTTCTTNCAAACAGGACCTACAACTGGGGCAAGTGCAGTAACTTTTACAGCAACCAATAAACCTGGTCCATCAACAGCCGTTGCTAACACTTGGATTGAGGTTTACATCGGTGGAACATCTTATCAAATACCAGTTTGGGCAACATAATGAGAACAGTTAACATACCAGCATCAACGGTTTTAGAAGCAATTGGATCAATAAATGAGGTTCCAGGCTTATGCGTCAACTTTCTTGTAGGCAAAACCGATGATACAGGCGAGTTTATTACTGGCCAACAATTTGAAAACTTCACAGTTAACGGGGATGATTACAAGGAATTGAATGGTTCACCCACTTCATGGGCACCTGATAAACCTACAGGGACATATAGAAACGATGACTTGTGGCATTATGTTGATAAACAAAGATTAGCAAATACCACAAAATCTAGTTAAAATTCTGAAAAGGGAACGATATGGGCACAACGATGCAGAATATGAGTAACCAAATGAACCCACCAACGGGAACATCTGTGAATCCTCAACCGACTACGCTGCCACAATATCCTACCATTGGTGCTAATGTATCTAGCACTCCTACAACGCAAAGTTCCACTCCTAATCTACCAATGGGTAAAGGGAACACGACAAATTCAGCAACTTCAGGTCAACCCCAAATGGGGATGCCTAACAACAATGTGGGGCAATAATGGGTATATCTCTTGGTGGAGGCGCGTCTTCAGGTTCGTCAAGTGCCGTTGTAACTCCCGAACAAACACAACAAAATCAGCTAACTAATCAGTTACTGCAAAACTACATTCCTGTTTTACAGAAAACCCTTTCTGGGGCAGGTGATGTTTATGGCGCTAATGCTCAAAACATAGCAAATCAATCAACCAATGTTCAACAACAAGCTGGTGGAATTGCTAAAGCGTCTAATGATGTAGGAACTGTTTCACAAACATTAGCCGACAGATTTGGCATGACCGCGTTAAATAACGTAAATCAAGGCGCAACTGGAACCAATCAAGCGGCAGGTGCATTAGGTCAAATTGGTGCAAACAATGCTGTTACTGGATCACAAAACCTACAAGGATTGTTCAGCCCCCAGTATGAAGCCAGTCAAGTCCAAGCTTCCTTACAACCTGCTATGGAAGCGGCTAGGGAAGCATCACTTGCTCAAAGTTCCTCATTTGGTGGCGCGGGAGGGGCAGGTTCTTCTAGAAATGCTCTAGCCAACGCTAACATGAATTCTCTTAACCAACAGCGTTTCCAAAATGCCGCTGCGACCACACAAGCCGCCATAGAAGGTCAAAGACAAGCCGTTGGTACTACCCAGTTGACTCAAGGCAATGCTGCTTTAAACAATGCAGGAAGCCTTTACAGCAATCTAAATCAGAATGCCAATGCCACGGGCTTACTAGGAAATGCTGCCGCACAAACCGCTTTAAATGCTGGGGCACAAGGTTTAAATGCTACAACTACTGGGTTGACTGCTGCCAATGCTCCGATGTCTGCCTTTAATCAGTATGCATCGACTATCTTTGGTGTTCCATCACAGACAACTTCTGGTAACTTTACTGGTACACAAGGTCAAAATACCAATAGTAAAGGTATGGGCGGTTCATTTAGTAAATAAGGCAAACTATGGCAACAGCATTTAGCAATCCTCAACAATATGGAAATTGGCAAACATATGCTGGGTATAGCAATCCAGAAACGGGAACATATACATTTGGACAAAAGCCTTCAAGCATTAAACCTAAATCGCCAGTAGTTATGGGTTCGCCAATTCCTCCACCAAAAGTAATGGATAAATCTGATTATTCTGTTACACCTATAAATACTA